GCAAAGGTGGTGTAACCATCGCTGCTTCAGAGAAGTTCGATGTGTATGGAGAAGTATCATTCATCACTGATGAAGATGCTGACACAGCATATGGCACTAAAATTGGTGCTAAGTACAAGTTCTAACTTGATGAGCGAAACCTCACTAAACTAGCACGTCTCCCGTAGCGAAACTGCGGGAGGTCAATTTCCCAATAACATTTATTATGGCGTTTTATTCGAATACAACTCAAGGAACTGTTGTCTATTCTGCTGATGGATACCAACAAAAGATCTTAGCAAATGATGGTTCTGATTTAGCCAACACTACACTGGCAACTCAATCTGCTCTTAGCATACCTCTTGGTGGCTATGAGAGAGTGTTCGGTAAGTACACTATCTGGTATGATTCAGATGATACTAACGAGCTGAAGTTTGCTATTAAAAACTTAGATGCTGACGGTGCAGCTGTTGCAACAACTATCTACACAGACGTAACCGCACGTGTAGAAGAATCAACTGCTGCTGATACACCAGCTGCTGCTAACATCGAAGGTACTGGTACTTATTCAACAGATGGTGCTGGTGAGGTTGTTACAATTGACGTCGGTGCTGCTACTAGTGGCCTATTCTTAGGTATAGAATTTAATGCACTTGTTACTGCTGCTACCAAAGGTAACTTAGTATTCCAAGCTGCATTGATTACAGGTACTGGATCTGGTACCCATCTATTAGCTGGTTCTAACGTTATATATAAGAAGTGGTAACACACTTCGGAGAAGAGGCACCTCAGAGTCGGACCTCTTCTTCATTGGCTTTGGCCTCTACGGAGATAACCTAAGCCGTCTAGACGGTGGGATAGACCACAACAATATAAAATTTTTCTCAACGTTGAGAGTCTGTAAACCTATACAAACTCTTTAATATAATGGCTAACGCCACACAGTCAGTACTCGGTGCCTTGAATAAGGCGGTATC